ACTGGGTTCTGCGGCATCGAAGGGTACATCTCGTCCTCCAAAAAGGTTCTATTGAACCTTTCTACCCCAGAACTGCCATTGGGAATAGGGCGCTGGATATCCTTCAGAAGCATCGAAAAGCCGAGCGGGCCAGTGAAGCTGGGCCGAGAGTCTTTTTGAAGGTTCTGAAGGACAGCCCAAACAGAGACGGCAGCAGGATCATCGCTGGTTTCTTTCCCTGAAAGGAACCCAAATAGGGGGTCGATGCCGTTTTCAGTCAGTGTTCCACGGTGTTTCACCAGACGGGGTGTAGTGAATCTCATCTACGTTCCATTTATAGTTGTGTAGTACTGATTTGATGCCATCTGTGATATATGGGATGGCCTGTTTGCGACACCCATAGGAGTCTCAGCCCCGTGTTTTCCGAGACTGATGTCGTTTTCAGACCATTCTGGGGATTTTTTGGGGGGGGGGGGGGTGTTGTGAGGGGAGATTGGTGGGGGAGTGAGCGGCATAGCATGTACGTCGGCGGCGGGGTGGTCAGCCACGGGGCGGGGGTGGGGTATGGGTGGGGTCGAGGGGATCGTCCATGCCGTCTGACGGTAGGGTAACAGCCCGGACAGTGCAGCATCGGGGGCCGAGATGGGGCAGCGATAGGGCAAAGCGGCCCGGAGAGGCCCGGCAAAGGGCCATCTAGGGGCTGGCCTAGGCAAGGGTAGCCGCCGCGCAACATCGCGCTGTACGGGCCTATTTGAGGCCTCTACGCAGATGGAGGGGTGGGGGGGGTATTTTCCGGGGGTGGTGGTGTTTCAGGGCGCGACCAGTGATCCAGTCGCACCCTGTCCGATAACGCACAATATGTAATATGCAGGAAGCTGCATACGACACAGGAATGTGCAGTGTTATCAGCCAGTTAGGCCGAGGCGGGACAGTCTGTCCTTGATCGACTGTTCAATTTCCGACGCCGATCTGTCGGTCTTGTCGTCAATTTCCACCTTTTCCACGAATAGGCCAGCGGCCTTTGCCAGCAACTCAGCGGCCCGGACCCGGACAGCTTCGGTCTTTGCCGTGGTCATCATGACACGGAACGTTTCAACAGCGGCTGCTGCGTCCGAAGCCGTCAGCATGCGCCGTTGGGCTTCTTTTTCCCTACTGATCTCTTGCAGTCTTGCGGTGATCTTGGGGTTGGCCATCAGCCTGCACGCTTCCTCGTGGACAGTCTTTGGCGACATGCCGGAGGTGTCATAGGCTGCACGGTAGGAATCGGACAGCGACAACCCGGACTCCACACCATCGCAGAACTTGGTTTGCTTGTCGGTCAGTCCTGTTTCGGTATCAGGTGCTGACCTCTTGGGTGTTGGTGATGCCTCTGTGTCTCCTTCACCTGTGACAAGCGCCAGATGTCGCTTCGCTCGGAGCGGGCGCGATGCTGCGGGCGCGGTCGCCTTGATGTCAGGATCAGCCTTCGGGCTGGCATCAACCGGGGTTGCCGTCAGTGATCCGGCATCAACAGCCGGGACAGCATCGGTGGGCAGGGCGACGGGTTCGGTCGGGGTGTCATCGGTCATCTGTTGATCCTCTGGGTGCAGGCATCGGTGCCTGTGATCTGCCGTCAGGATAGCACCGGGAAAGTTCCATTGCACTAATTGCCGGGGGATGTCGGCTGCGCCTCGGATGCGGGCGCGATCCGGCCCGGAATGTCACGCCAGCTTTAAAGCCGATTTCGGCTAAGTGCTTTATCCCAAAGGCCGATCTGGGATTCAGAGGTAGGCAAAACAGGTCGAGTTGCCCAGCGGTTGAGTGGCACTCATCCAGAACACGATGGCATCAGGTGGTCCAGCCATTCGGTTGAACGCCCTTTTATTTCAACAGCTTAACCACCGCGAATCACCCCATTTTGAGGGGTCTTTTTCCAAGCTGGCAAGAGGCACTCGTCCAATAGTTGCAGGCAATGTGTGACATAAAGGACACTAAAAGCATCATCTCGGACGAAAAGTGTTCATCTCAGACTTATTTGCCCTTCAAGGTCTATTGACAGACAGTTTGATGATTTGCCACAAGGGGGGTGTGCCGAGTGACTGAGTTTTTCCGAAGCGGACCGCGCCACCTTGGCCCCATCCGCCACAGGACGAACCGACAGAGTGACAGCCGGAACGGGACCGGACCGAGACATAGGGCAGCGATGCCAATCCCCCCGCGCCATAAGCCCACGGATAGGGCAGAGGTAGAACCCGCAGTAACGGGTCCGAACAATCCGCAGTAACGGCGGTTGGCATTGTCCAGACAGTCAGGGTCTCCACCCCCCTGATCCTCTGGGTCACACGGTGCCGCCTTAGTGAACGGAAAGAGAGGAAAAGAACAATTGAACAATTTCAGCATCCGGCCCTGTCGGGTGCTGTGGTGGTTCAATTCAGCAAAGGAAAACCAGCTATGCTTTCTATCGAACAAGTGAACGCCGCCAGCCACGAAGCCTGCTGCCAGTCTGGCCCCCGCAAGGGTCAACTGAAGTCCAAATGCCCGCCGATGGGGACGCTTGCTGCGGCCTACTGGCAGGGCGCGATGATGGCGGTCAACCCGCACAAGGTCAGCATCATGCAGATCATGTTTTTCACGCCGGAACAGCACTGGCTGTTCGACGCCGCGAAGGACGCCGCAGACCGGATCGTCGCCCGCAACCGCGCTGCCCGCCTTGCAGCCTGACCCATCGGTGACCTGCCCTGCGGGGCAGGCATCCCATGTGCCAGACAGGAGGAAACAATGGCCTATGCACCCCATGACAACGGCAAGGTCCAGTATCAACTGGCCTGCGGCCAGTCGCCCACGGAATTGCCCATCATCCTTGGGTTCTTCCGCGAACACGACGCAGGCTGTGCATTCGAGTATGCCGAACGTCGGCACCCGGATGACAGCTTCGCGCCTGAGTTCCCGCATGTCGTCTACCTTGGCCCGCCGTCCAAGGTGACGCCGCATCTCGCCAAGGTGCTGGATCGGGTGGCGTATATCGTGACGGATGAGGCCCCGGACGGATCGCCAGTCGTCACCAAGTGGCGCATCTGGTCGCACCGCAAATACGACACCCAATGGGTGAGAGCCTGACCCATCAGTGACCAGCCCCGTGCGGGCTGGCATCTCATGAGCCAGACAGGAGTAGATCATGATCACCCCGGAAATCATAAAGGCCATCTCTGACGCTGGCCTGATCGCCTACATGCGCGACCCCAAGGACACTTGGGTCTACTTCACCTCACAGGACGGGGTGCATATCGGCTACCTGCAAGCGGATCGCAGCGGCTATGCCACCATCTCCACCGTCCACAAGCCGCAGCAGGGTAGCGGCATCGGGACCGGGTTCCGGTGCGATGACATCCCGACGCTGGCACCTGAGGAACTGAAAAAGGCCTTTGCCATCGCCCCGCCTTGGGTAAACGGTCAAGACCGGGGGCGGGTAGTGAAGTGGAAGAACTGGGGCGCATACGTCGCGTCGTCCCCGTTCAACGAAAAATATCGGCGCGTGAACTGAAGGAGGGCGCAGAGATGGCAACGGAACGGTTCGAACGCGAGTTCGACAGCGAGGAAGCGGCCACCGCATGGGTGGCGCAGCACAAGGTGAACGCTTGGGGATATGACCCATCGTTCAGGGTTTGGCAGCGTGGCGACAAGTGGCTGGTTCAGGTCACGCAGTCGTCATCCTGCGACTGAGGGGGAAATCATGCGCGGCCAGATCATCGACACCACCCGCACCGTCAGGGTGGAATGTGACACGGTGGAAATCGACGGCGTGGACCGGGAAATCTGGTCCATCGTCACGCGCTGCCCAGTGAATGGGGTCAGCGTCAGCGGCGAATACTTCGCCACCCGCAGCGAGGCCGTCGCGGCCCTTGATGCGGCCTTTGCGTAACATGCAACAGAGGAGAAAAAGCATGTCCAAGAAGATCATTCGCCTGCGGGACGCAGACCTTGCCACCTATGGCGTCAAGCAGCCCGTTTCCCTGCCATCCATGCCAGCGTGAGGCGTTCGACAGCGGGCCGTGCCGGAACTATGGCGCGGCCCCCGGCCTTGTGATACCCAGATCATCGGCTGGCAGCCTTGGGCTGTCGCCCCATGCTTTGGGTCCGCAGCAGAGACAAGTGACCCCCAAACGAGGAGAGACCACCATGAACGCACCGTCCAACGTCATCGACCACACCGTGTTCGCAGGCATCGCCACCGCCGAAAAGGCCATTGAGGGCCACAAGGGCGAGGCCAAGGTCTGCGTGGCCAGCGCGAATGACCAGAAGATCGGGGCCTACAGCCTGCTGATCGCGTCCCTGTCGGGCGTCAAACTGGTGAAAGGCAACCTCCCCCGCGCCGTGTCCAAGCAGGTCTACAATGGCCTGTTGCAGGACGCAGGCGTCAAGGAGGCGACCGCCAAACGCTACCTTGAGAACTCGGTCGGTGCGATCCGGGTGCTGGAAATCCCGACGCAGGCCACCCCGTCGCTGGTCAAGGACATCTTGCTGGCCGAGAACATCGACAGCGAAAACAAGCTGGCCAAGCGGGTGTCTGGCGAGGATGAGAAAGACCCCATGCGCGTGATGGCCGAGGCTCTGGTGGGCAAGTTTACCAGCCGCAAGGATGAGAGCGGGCAGCGGGTGCAGGGCGTGTTCAAGCCGTCCAAGTTCGAACAGGACGACTGGGACCGCTTCGAGGATCACCTGCGCGAACTGAAGGCCGCACGGGTCGCAGCATCGGACGCCGCAGCGCAGGCCGAGGCTGACGAAAAGCGGGCGAATGACCTTGCGAACGAGGTCTTCAACAGCCTGTGACGCATCGGTGTGGGGCTGGATCATCCGGCCCCCATCCCATGCGTCAAAAGTTCAACCGAACTTCCCCTGCATCCTGCGGGGTCTTGGCATTTGAGAGAGGGCAACATGACCATCACAAGCAACGTCCACGGCGTGGAGAACATCCGCGCCGACAACTACTATCCGGGCAATTCGCACTCCGTCAGGCTTCGCATCGAAGCAAAGGGCGTGGCGTGGGAGATCACCACCTTCGACCTGACGGAAGACAAGGCGCTGGCCGTGATGCAGGCGCTGGGCGATGAGATGACCACGGTCTACACCTCGGCAGGCACCGTCAGGCTGCATGACTACCTGACCGAGCGTCAGGTCCACAAGGCGCTGGGCAGTGACCCCGCATGAGCAAGTGCGGGCGCTGGTCCGGGCCGAGACTGCGCGGTGGGCGATCAGGCCTTGGCGCATGCCAAACGGTCGCATCCAGTGGGCGGTCTATGAGGACGGCAGGATGTATGGATCGTGGCCTGACCCGAACTTCGCCGTGGATGCGAGGAACCGGGGCATCATGGCCGGGATCGCCTGCGATGTGGTCAACGGCTACCCGTTGGATCGCAAGGTCGCGATGGTCTATCAGCAATTCATCAATTACCCGGCGATGAGCGTCGAGTGGTGCATGCGCGACTGGATCATTGAGAGGTGGGAGGAAAGGGCGTGGCGGGAGTTGGAGAGATGACCCCACACCAACAGGTCAGGGCGCTGTGGCGCAGCGTGGCGATGGGATACGTCATATCGCCCGCGATACGCCGCATAGAGGCGCGGGGCGTCAACGTGATCATGGGGTGGAACCTGTGCAACGGGGATGAGGTTCTGGCGACGATGAGAACGGCGCGAGACGTCAGGTTCATCAGGGACAGGGAGATTGCGCGGGCCGTGATCCGAAAGAGCGTAAAGGGTACTGGCCTCATCAAGCGCGGGGCCATAGCCGACGCAGCCGCCCAAGACCCGATGGGTCCGGAACACTACGTCCGCGACCTGATCATCGCAGGATGGGAGGCTCAGATATGGGAGGCGATGGAGGACTGACCCCGCACCAGCAGGTCAGGGCGATGGTCCGGGAGCATGCGGCGCGGTTCGTGGTGTCGCCCATGACACGGCGCACCCGACGCCGGATCATCTACTGGGTGCTGTGGGACGGCGACATGCTGATCATGACAGGGCCAGCGAACCTGATCCTGCGGCACCGTCGCAGGCTGACGGCGATGGCCGTCCTCGATGCGCTGGGGATGTTCGACGAAAGGCTGGACCTGAACTCAGACCTGACGGTCGAGGCATACCTGCGCGACCTGATCATCGCGCACTGGGAGACGCAAGTTTTGAGAGCAATGGAAAGGACAGGGCAATGAAGATGCCGTTCGAGAAGATGAGGGCTGGCGAGGCTGAGGCGCTGGCCAAGATGGCGATGAAGGCCACCGAGAATGTGACCTGTGACGGCGGTCTGGCCATGCTCTGCGGGCTGGACAGCGACATGGTCCCGACACCGAACGTGAACGATGCGCGGTGGCTGGTGATGCGGTTCCCGACCGATGGCGGGCGGGTGGGCGTGGCGATGGTGAAGCTGTCTGAGGCTGGCCTCATGACACAACTGGCAGTGAGGAACTGATGAGCGAACAGGAACTGAAGGAACGCATGGCGAGGATCGAAGCCCTCGCATTGGCGGCGCTGACCAACCGCATGGAGATGGTCAGCCTGATCAAGATCATCAAGGTCGCACGGGGAGAGGCGTGATGGGAAGGCGTGTTGATGGGCATGGCGATGTGAGGAGCGATACCGCCTTCCTTGATATATCCCTGTGTCTCTGGCTTGGAGAGCGCCTCAGCTATCTCGCAAAGCATGCGAGAAAGGTGCCTGTGCCGTTCACCGATAATAATCCGCATCTGACGGCGGAGCAGCGCGACATGGCTTGGCGAGCCGTCTTGGCCACACATGCCGACATCCTCATCGAATACGGAGACCTGCCCAACGTAGGCTCTGACAAGATTGTCGAAGTCGTCCGCAACGCGCAGGACACGTTGCGCTTTGTGGCCGATTGGCTGCCGTTTCTGTGGGATTGATCATGTCCGCACTCGCCATCCCCTTCATCTTTCTGGGCGTGATCATGCTGATCGCGTTCATCACCGAAGACTGACCGCTGCCACACGGCATCGGTTCATTTGAACTTTTCACAGGTCAGAGGAGAAACAGACCATGAAAATCTCGCAGGCCATCCAGATCACCGCAGACGCCGTGCAGGCACAGCTTGATGCCCTTGCCACCGGGGCATGGCGGGCGGCTGACATGATCGTCCCCTACTGGGAGGGCGCACCGGGGCTGGGCAAGACGGAAGGCAACGCCTACGTCGCCCGTCGCCTTGGGCTGGACATCATCACCCTGATCGGGTCGCAGTATGACCCCGCCGAACTGGCAGGCTGGGCGCTGCCTGTCGAGGGCAGCGATGAGATGAAGCGCAGCAAACCCGACTGGTGGCCGGATGGTTCCAAGCCCACGCTGATCGTGCTGGACGAACTGCCGCAGTCCACGACTGCCGTGCAGAACATCTTTGCCCAGTTGACCAACGAGCGGCGGATCGGCAAGCGCCAACTGCCCGACAACGTGGCGCTGACCGCAGCAGGCAACCGCCTGTCGGACAAGGCTGGCACCTCTGCCATCCCGACCCATCTGCGCGACCGCCTGATGTTCCTCCCGGTCGAGGCTGACCTTGAGGATGTGGTCGCCTACCTTCAGCGCAACGGCGGCGATGAGCGGGTCTGCGGCTACCTGCGGGCGCGGCCTGAGTACCTGCACAAGTTCGACCGGGACCAGACGGCCTGCCCGTCGCCCCGTTCGT